GCAATGATTTTGCTCCTGCAGGACATTGGGAATGCGACCGGGTTACTTACGAGGACTTGATTGCACTGCCTTATTTCCGCAAGATGTATGCGATGTTTACATATCAAGTTGCAGATAGTGAACGTATTGAAAAATTGGCCGCTTTAGCAGAGGAAAGCGCAATTAAGAAATTCATTGAAGCCCATATCGGTGCGGAAATCCGCGTAATTGATTCTGTTTCGGCTGTTGAGAAGTTCAACAAGACTACAAAGAAGATTGAGTACACGAACTTGCGTAGCTTCAATGAAGGCGTACTGGTATATGTGCCGAATGAAGCTCTTGGAGACGTGCAGTGCGGAAAACCTATTTATATGGAAACTCCGGGCGCACGTGTAGCCTTGTATGACGGTGGACGTACATTGCTCCGTCAGGTGTTTAATGATGAAACCATGACGCAAGTAATCAAGTCGGAAGTAACAGGACTGGTAGTCCCCAACAAGGTTCGCTGGTTCTATTATCTGACCGTGAAAGGAGCGTGAAAATGAGCATACATTCTCAAAATACAGGAACAAACACGACCACGATAGAGGAATATCTTCGTGGTTGTGTAGGGTTTGAGGTTTCAGACAGTGCAATTTCAACTATCCTTATTGACAGGGAGATTGTTCCGGGAACGGATATTTCTGATATTGATAAGCGTACAAGGGACTTGTGCAAGGCTGACCTGTATATGTGGTGCGCATCCACTCCGAGTGTAACGGGAAGCGTGGAAGATGCGGACGGGGAATGGAGGCATAGAGAAGGCGGTACGCAAAGTTCCGCATACGACAAGCGCAATCTCCGTCAAATGGCGAACGATATATACAAACTGTATGGCGAGAATGTGGTTAAGTCGAGCATGAAGATGAATTGTTTTGGAATGAGGTTATGGCGAAGAAAGTGTTGAATCCGAGATTTCCCCATACATGCAGGATTTATCGAATGGAAGGTGAAACGTCTTTTGGGGACGGGAAAGAGGTTGTGTTATACGAAGGCGAATGCCGGAAATACATAAACAGCACTTCAAAGACTGATAATGTCGTGAAAGGAAATTACGCATTAAGCTTGCCGGGTACTATCGGTGGAATTGTGTCGGGAGATTCGATAGACGTTACGGATAGGAGTGGCTCTTATTCCCAATGTATGGTTACTGAATGTTATGCTGGAAACTTAGGCACTACGGTTTATTTTGATATGGCTAAAGGCTGATGATATGGGGAACAACGCTTTGGAACTGATAAAGGCTAAAAAGGTTATGCAAAATATTGTAAGCGGCCATATATACGACATGCTTGCAAAGGTTTGCGATGACTTGTTGGCGGACGCTGTGGTATCAAAGGAATTTCAAGGATTTACCGGAAACACACAGACATCATACGCTTGCGGTCTTTACATTGACGGAGTATTGAAATACTATGTTAATCAGAAAATGTGGGGTAGAAGTCCGGTTAGGAAAAAAGTTCCTAAAGGTATAAGAGTATTTTTGAACAAACCGTATGAGGGAAATCCGAGGGCTGTAACAGGGCGTGTCGATGTGGATGATTTGTATGGAAAAGATTCATCGTTTGATTTTCTGAAATCATACAAGGGGTTTCCTAACAAAAGTTTCGGCATAGTGATGACTACTGGAACGGAATACTCTGGATATATAGAAAGCGTGCATAACCTGAATGTACTTACAGACACATTTCAGAGGGCGAAACAAATATTGTCTAAGAACTTGAAACCGATTCCATGACAAAGAAATTCTACATAGGAGAGTGTTTGCAGGTAATTTGCGGATTGCTGACCGACGTGAGTGAGAACGTGTTTTCCGACCATCGTCCGGAAGCTAAAGGCAAGCAGATGCAGGATATGGTGGTGGTATCTTTGCCTGTAACGGTAAATGACAATAATGTGCAGCAAGACACGGTAATAAGGTTTGAGCTTATGGCAAGAAACAAATCCACAGGCATAGCCAATATTATAAGACTTCAACAGATGCTTGACACTTTGACTGCGAAATTTCCAATCGTTTCAGGACGTTATTCGTTTGTAAGTCCTACGGTCGTGCTGAAAGGCAATGACGGACTGGGATATACAGTTTGGAACGTGCAGGCAAGGCTTATAATCAATACAACAGATAATTATAACTTTTAAAAATCATAGTAGTATGGCAGGATTTACGGTTACGACCAAAAAGGTCGATTTAAGACAGATATTCAACCAAGCCAGTAAGATTTACTATAAATCTTCCTAAATCAAGTCCACAGACTTGTCGGGAACTTCGTTAACGCTTGATATGGAATTACCTGTATTGGGCGAAGGCTTTACTTTTAATTCGGGCGAAGCGGAAACTACAAACATTCGATTGACAGATGAAACGATTTGGGCGGCTCGTGTAGATAAAGGAGACCCCGACATTTCCATTCAGGTAGCCAGCTTTGCAGATAAAGTAAATGAGCTTTTCTTGAATAAGGTTACGGCTGCGGCAGTTGCGGATGCTTCATCCCTTATTGACGGGAAAACATTTGCCGGTTCGGGTTATAGCCTTTCCCCGAAAAAAGCGAAAGGAGCATTGTTTATTGTCAGTCAGGACGAGGAATCAATCGTTGTTTTGCCGAGCGTGGAAATGTTCGGTTCACTTGTGCTTGCCGATGGTGATAATCCGGCATACTTCAACGTGCCTATTACCCCATTGGAAAATTCGGAAGGTGTAGAGATTTTCATTCTTCAAAGCACAGCACCTTCATTATAGGATTAATAAGAACTGAATGATAACAAACGGAGTGGCGGTGGGTGGATTTGCTCACCGCCATTTTTTATTTATCTGAATATGGAGAAAAAGATAATAGAGCCGACAGAGAAAGATAAAAAAACACTTGACAGCATAGTGGAGAATGCGAAGGGCTATGTGGAGGTAAGAGGTAGGAGATGGGGCGTGCGATGGGTAAGAAACCGTGCGAGAAGAAAGGTTACATCCATTATTAATAATGAAAAGGATGAGGATAAGGTGGTTTTTAAGTGCGCTGCCGCCTTGCGACTTAACGGATTCTTCAAGATATTCTTCTTTTACTGGATATTGTGGCGGTGGTACTATTATGTGAAGCAATACAGCGAGGAGGAACTTGTGCCTTTCATTGACATGTGTAAAAAAAAAGTTCCAGTGGAGGGGTACTTGATAGCTACCATGTTACTGATCGGGATGAGGGACGACACGATGAACATGACGAGGGAGGAAGTAAATCGTATCCTTCGAGAACGTACTGGGGGGCAGCGTGGGCGTTAGGCGAGAAGCATCCGTGTCTTACTGCGCCTTTGAAACTCTTTTGGGGACTTGTGAACATCCCGATGTGGGGGTACTATGACGGATATACGGCAGCACAGATAGAGCTTATGGCGATAGACTGTCCGATAACAGTGTATGACAGAAAGCCGAAGAAAAGCGATAAAGGCAAGCCTTCCGCATTGAAAGTTAGTGCGGAACGTATAAGGGAGATGGAAGCGGAATGGAAGCGTAAATATACCAATGATACAGAGGTTAAGTTTTATTTGTCTAATTATGAATTGAAGCGATAGAGTATGGCTAAATTAGGTTCATTATGGTTTGACATCGGTTTGAATTACCGGACAGAAAAAGATTGGGAGAGGATAATCAAGAATGTAGAGAAGAAAGGCGCAAAGCTGGGTATAACGATTGACGAGAAGAATCTGCATTCACAAATCAGCCAAGCTTTACAAAATAGGAAATATACGATAGATTTAAGCCTTGCGATAAAGGATAACCAGCTTGAAGCAGCCATACAAAGAGCTTATAGCAGAGTATCGGGTGCGGCAGGCTCTATGGCTGGTAGCATACGTCCACCCCGTGAAGACCAGCTTATACGCGCTGGAGCTTATGCAAGTTCCCAGCAGGCTTTGGAGCGAAGCCGTAATGCACTGGCGGAACTTAGGGAAGCACGTCTTAGGGATGCGGAAGCGGCAAGACAGCAAAAAGCAGCCAATGATTTGCTTGGTAAATCTTTGGATAGCAACCAAAGGCTTATAAGCGGACTTCGGAATGAATTTATGAATTTCTATTACATTTATACGTTGCAAAATTTCTTGGGAAGCCTGATAAGTATAGGTGGCGAGTTCCAAAAGCAACATATAGCCTTACAAGCAATGCTTGGTGATGCCGCAAAGGCAGATGAGATATTTTCTAAAATCAAAGGGCTTGCGGTAGAGTCTCCCTTCAATTTCAAAGACCTTACCGGATATACCAAACAGCTTGTAGCCTTTTCTATTCCTTATGAAGAATTATATGATACGACCAAGCGTCTCGCAGATATATCGGCAGGGCTTGGTATAGATATGAGCCGTATCATTCTTGCTTACGGGCAGGTAAGAAGTGCGGAGTTTCTTAGAGGTCAGGAAGTAAGACAGTTTACAGAAGCTGGTATTCCTTTGCTTGACGAACTTGCGAAGAAGTTTACTGAACTGGAAGGGCGTGTTGTATCTGTTGGGGAGGTCTTTGATAAGATAAGCAATAGAGAAGTACCATTCCAAATGGTAAAAGACGTACTTTGGGACTTGACTAATGAAGGAGGAAAGTTCTTCAATATGCAGGAAGTCTTGACAGAAAGTCTTTCGG